ACCAAGCACGAAAGAAAAATTACAAATGGCAATGATGCAGAAAGATTGGACAATTTCAGCTTTATCGGTCGAGTTCGGTATGGACAGACGCACACTGGCAAAGCGCATGAATGATGTGACGCCGGTGCGCAAGGATAAGAAGACCGCTTACTACAGAATGGAAGACGCGGCGCGTGCTATCTTCTCAGGCCGGGGGCAGGCCGAGGTGATAAGCTGGGACGAAGCACGTGCGCGTAAAGTGGCAGCAGAAGCAGAGATGGCCGAGATTGAACTTGCAAAAGAACGCGGTTTGCTTCTACCTGTAGAAATGGTGGCAGAGATTAACGAAAACATCTTCGGTGTGTTCCGGGCGCGTATGACAGCGTTACCGGCCAAAGCCGCACCCGATGTTTTCAGTGCTGACAGCTTGAGCGAAGCAAAGACGCTTCTCAAGCAGCACATCAATGCCGCTTTGGATGAATTGGCAAACAGCGTGGTGGAGACTTATGACGCCGATACGGATACCGAACAAGCAAGCGGCTAGAATAGTCGTTCAACGCACGCTTAAAGCAATTGAGCCACCGCCTGACTTAACAGTCAGCCAATGGGCTGACGAATATCGCGTGCTATCAAGCGAAGCATCGGCGGAGTATGGCGCGTGGTCAACAAGCCGCGCCGAATATCAGCGTGGCATAATGGATGCCATCAGTGATGAGCGCATCGAAGAAGTCGTGATTATGTCATGCGCGCAAGTTGGCAAGACAGAAATGCTGCTGAACCTGATTGGCTATCATGTGGCGCAAGACCCGTCACCGATGCTTGTCGTGCAACCGACACTGGAAATGGCGCAGACGTTTTCCAAAGACCGACTTGCGCCTATGGTTCGTGACTGCCCGTCACTTGCTGGCAAAATCAAAGACCCGCGCTCCCGCGATAGTGGCAACAGCATTTTGAAAAAACAGTTCCCCGGTGGACACATCACGATGTGCGGGGCAAACAGCCCGTCAAGTCTTGCGTCGCGCCCCATCCGCATTGTGCTGTGCGATGAGGTTGACCGCTTCCCGCCTAGTGCTGGCAGCGAAGGCGACCCGATTGAACTGGCGAAACGCAGGGCTGCTACATTCTGGAACAGAAAGATTGTGATGGTCAGCACGCCGACTGTAAAAAACGCAAGCCGCATCGAAGCAGCGTTTGAAGAAACAGACAAACGCGAATATCATGTTCCGTGTAACGACTGCGGTGAAGAACAAGTGCTTCGGTGGAGCAACGTAAAGTGGGATAAGGACGCGCCAGAAACGGCGGCTTATATCTGCGAGCATTGCGGTTCGGTCTGGGATGATGCGGCTCGCTTTCGAGCAATACGCAAGGGGAGATGGGTCGCCACCAACCCATCAGTCGGCAAGGCGGGTTTCCGACTATCTGGCTTGTATAGCCCGTGGACACCTATCGAAAGTGCGGTGCGAGAGTTTTTGGAAGCGAAGAAGCTGCCAGAAACGCTGCGGGTGTGGGTCAATACGTTCCTCGGTGAGACTTTTGAGGAACAGGGCGAGAAGATTGACGACTTCATGATTGCCGACCGGCGCGAGAACTGGGGCGAAAAGATACCCGAAGGCGTCGTGATGGTGACTGCGGGTATCGACGTGCAAGCGGATAGGTTGGCCATTGAAACGCTCGGAATCGGCGTTGACGAAGAAACGTGGAGCCTCGATTACCGAGAAATCCCCGGCGACCCGTCCGCGCCACAGCTTTGGGCTGACTTGGACACACTGCTTGCCACACAGTTCGAGCGCGAAGATGGCATGATGCTGCCGATACAAGCTGCCGCGATTGACACCGGCGGCCATCACACGCAGCAGGTTTACAAATACTGCAAGCCGAGATATGGCCGACGCATCTTTGCCATCAAAGGTGTCGGCGGTGAAGCCAAGCCTCTTATTGGCAGACCCAGCACGAATAACAATATCAAGTGCAAGCTGTTCCCGATTGGCGTTGATACAGCAAAAGAGATTGTCTATTCGCGGCTGCGTATCCAAGAACAAGGTGCTGGCTTTTGCCACTTCCCCGAAGGCCGCGATGACGAATACTTTAAGATGCTGACTGCCGAGCAAGTCGTGACACGCTTCCACAAGGGCTTCAAGAAACGCGAATGGCGCAAGACACGGGCAAGAAACGAGGCACTCGATTGCAGGGTGTATGCAATCGCGGCTTCTGCTATACTTAACACTAACGTGAACGCTATGGCAGCACGTCAACGGTCTCGCCAGCAGCCAGAGAAGGTGGCCGAAGATGTAAAACCGCAGCAGAAGACACTGCGCCGCAGACCGCCACGCTCGGGGTTTGCTAATTCGTGGAGATGATGTAAGATGGCAAAGAAGTTTGGGGTCGCTGAACCGCGTGTCAAGTTAAAGATACGACGCAAGGGGCGACACAGCAAAGTGACAAAGCGGCGCGAGAAGAAGCAGTCGCTATTTACGCAGGGGTCATGCCGTGGCTAATTTGTTTTCCGTCGCCAACGCACCAGAAGGTGAACCCGAAGAAGTAGTTGTTGGCGACTTTATCCAGTGGAAGCGCAGCGACCTTGTTAGCGACTACCCGACCGCGACACATTCTGCCGAATATGTTGCGCGTATTACTGGTGGCGGTGCGAGCGAAATCAAGCTGGCTGGAACCGAGACCGACACATATTATCTTTTCACGGTTGATAGTGTAACGAGCGCAGATTTTGTGCCGGGCTATTATCACTGGCAACTCGAAATCACTGAGACAGCGTCGGGCAACCGCATTGTTGTTGACCGTGGCACGTTCAGTGCTGTTGTTGACCTTGACGTGAACAACTCAGACCCGCGCACTCATTCCGAAATCATGATTGGCAAGATTGAAAGCATCTTGCAGGGCAAGGCCGACAGCGATGTTGCCAACTATAGCGTCGGCAATCGCAGCTTGACCAAAATGAGTTTTGAAGAACTGATGAAGGCACGCGCCGACTATAAGGCCGAACTTTCACGTGAGAAAAATACGGAACGCGCCAAAAACGGTGACGCGACCAGCCAAACAATTCTGGTGAGGTTTTAATAATGGCATTTTTTGATTTTATGCGCCGCCAGCCGAAGAAACGCACCCAAAAGCGTGCGTATTATGGCGCGAATACAGGGCGTTTGTTCGCTGACTTTGTTACGTCAAGCCGCAGCGCAGATAGTGAAATCAAGCCATCGCTTCGCGTTCTCCGCGACCGTTGCCGCGAAATCAGCCGCAACCATCCCTACGCGAAGCGTTACCTGCAAATCCTGACGACCAATGTGGTCGGCTCGACCGGCGTGAAGCTGCAAGTGCGCAAGCGCAACACGGATGGCGGCTTGGATACGCCGGGCAACCGCGTTGTCGAGACAGCTTGGGCGTCTTGGGGTCGCAAAGGCAACTGCACAGTCGATGGCCGCTTGTCTTGGTTGCAGGCGCAGCGTTTGTTTATGGAAACGCTTGCCCGTGATGGCGAAGTCGTTATCCGCAAGGTGCGCAATCCGCGTGGCAACCGCTTTGGGTTCTCGCTGCAATTCATCGAAGCCGACTATATCGACGAAGACTACAATACGCGCTTGGACAACGGCAACGAAGTGCGCATGGGTGTTGAAATTGACCGTGCTGGCAAGCCGGTTTCGTATTTCCTGTTTGAAGACCACCCGTATCACGAACAAGCATTTGGTTCGCGCACGAAGAAAAAGCACATCCAAGTGCCAGCATCAGAAATCATCCACGCCTTCATTCAAGAGCGTCCCGGCCAGACCCGTGGCGTGCCTATGATGGCAAACGTGCTGTCGCGCCTGAAGATGCTTGACGGTTACGAAGAAGCCGAACTGGTTGCCGCCCGTATCGGTGCAAGCAAGATGGGCTTCTTTACCAGCCCGTCTGGCGATGAGTTTATTGGCGACGACTACGATGGGGCTGCACCGATTATGGAAGCAGAGCCGGGGACGTTCTCACAGTTGCCGGAAGGCATGAACTTCACCAGCTTTGACCCGCAGCACCCGACGACTGCGTTTGCTGATTTTGAGAAAGCTATCTTGCGCGGCATTGCGTCCGGTCTTGGTGTCAGCTATGTGTCGCTGTCGAATAATCTTGAAGGCGTAAGCTACAGCAGCATCCGTCAAGGCACGATTGAAGACCGCGACCACTTTAAGATGTTGCAGCAGTTCATGATTGATAGCTTTGTTGACATCGTTTACCGCGATTGGCTTGAGCAAGCCATCACGTATAACGCTGTCACGCTGCCGATGTCGAAGTATGACCTTTTTGCCGACCAAGTAACTTACCGTCCGCGTGGCTTTAGCTGGGTTGACCCGCAAAAAGAAATCAACGCTGCGGTCACTGCGGTCAATAATGGCATCATCTCGCTGCAAGACGTTCACAGCCAATACGGCAAGGACACCGAAGAAGTGTTCGAGGCTGTCAGCCGCGAGAAAGAACTCGCCAGCCGTTATGACATCGAAACAGCGTTCGAGCCATTTGGCACTAAGCTGCCAGCCGCACCGAGCGTAGATGGAGGCAGTGATGGCGAGTTATAAACCAACGGACGGAATGGTTGAAGAAGCCGAGCGCGGCCTTGAGTGGCGACGCGAACACGGACGCGGTGGAACTGAAGTTGGCATTGCTCGTGCGCGTGACATCTCGAACGGCAAGAACTTGTCCGAAGAAACTGTCAAGCGCATGTATTCCTTCTTCAGCCGCCACGAAGTTGACAAGCAGGGCGAAGGCTTTTCTCCGGGCGAAGACGGTTATCCGTCGAATGGTCGCATCGCTTGGGCATTATGGGGCGGTGACGCCGGTTTTCGTTGGTCAAAAGGATTGGTCGAGATTATGAATAAAGATGAAGAACGCGCAGCACCGGACGCACTAAGCGTTGGTGGCTTTGTATCGTGGGACAGCAGTGGCGGCACAGCCCGTGGTCGCATCGAGCGTATCGAACGCGATGGCACAATCAACGTGCCGGGGACTGACTTCACTGTAGAAGGCACAGCCGAAGACCCTGCCGCACTTATCCGCATTTATCGCGAAGACGAAGCCACCGACACGCTGGTCGGACACAAATTCAGCACGCTTCGCAAAATCGGTGACATTCGTGGCAATTCCGAATATGATAAAAAAGAAGAACGGCATATTCAGGCGATTGAAGAAACCGAAGATGCCTATATCGTCACCTTTGGCAAATCTATGCCAGAGCGTGAGCAAGATGAGGATGAAGAAATGGAAATGGAACGCGATAATTTTGACCGTTCAACTCTGACTTTCCGCGCCGCAACTGTTGATACGGTTGACGGTGATGACCGTCGGGTTCGCATGTCGCTGTCAAGCGAAGAACCTGTCGAGCGTAATTTTGGTATGGAAGTTTTGGAACATACCGAAGAAGCCATTGACATGTCGCGTATCGCAAGTGGTAACGCACCACTGCTGAAAGACCACGACATGACTAAGCAGATTGGCGTTGTCGAAGAAGCCTATCTTGACCGTGCAGATAGAAAGCTGCGTGCGGTTGTGCGTTTTGGAAAGAGCGCACTTGCAAGAGAAGTGTATGAGGACGTCAAGGGTGGTGTAATCCGTAACGTAAGCATCGGATACGTCATCAAAAATATGGAACAGAGAGGCGGCGACGGGACGGTTGCTGTTAATCAGTGGGTTCCTTACGAAGCCAGTATTGTTTCTGTGCCAGCCGAGAATGGCGTGGGTATTGGACGCAATGCTAATTTTGTCGAAACTACAGATGTCAAAAAGGATGTTAAAATGACTGAAGTAAATCATGATGAAATTCGCTTGGAAGCTGCTGAAGCTGCCAAACGTGAATTTCAAAAAAACGCGCAAGAAATCACAGCTCTTGCCGTAAAACACAACAAGCGTGACCTTGCTGATGAAGCCATTGCCAAAGGCATGAGCCTCAATGAGTTCCGTGGCGTTTTGTTGGATGCACTGCCGGAAGGCAAGCCGCTTGAACAAGCTGCTGGTGCAATTGAACTGAACCAAAAAGAACAGCGCGAATACAGCTTCATGAAAGCCGTTCGTGGTCTGGTTAATGGTTCTGGCCTGAATGGTCTTGAGCGCGAAGTCTCTGACGAGATTGCCAAGCGTCAAGGTCGTGAAGCCCGTGGCTTCTACGCCCCGGACAGCTTCTGGACTGGCAAACGTGACCTGACTGTCGGCACAGACAGTGCTGGTGGCTTCCTGAAGCCGACCGAGCATCTGGGCGACCAGTTCATCGACGCCCTGCGCAGCCGTTTGGTTCTGAACCAGCTCGGCACGCGTTTCATGTCTGGCCTGCGCGGTGATGTTGCCATCCCGAAACTGGCTGCTGGCGTATCTGCTGGCTTTGTTGCTGAAAATGGTGCGACTTCTGAAGTCAACGCCACGTTTGCACAAACCACGCTTTCGCCGAAGTCTTTGGGTGCGTTCACCGACGTGTCGCGCCTTCTGATGATTCAGAGCGACCCGAGTGTTGAGCAAATCGTCCGTGACGACTTGCTGAACGCAATCGCTCAGAAAATCGAAGACGTTGCCATCGAAGGTGCAGGCACGAATGAGCCGACCGGTATCTTGGAAACGACTGGCATTGGTTCTGTTGCAATCGGCACGAACGGTGGCGCAGCCACTTGGGGTTCGGTTGTTGACCTTATCAAAGAAGTCGAGCAGGACAATGCTGCTGTCGGTGAAATCAACTTCCTGACCAACAGCAAAGTCAAAGCACACCTGTCGCAAACTCCGAAGGTTGCTTCGACCGATAGCGTCATGATTATGAATGACCCGTGGACGAACCTGTATGGCTACAATATGGCTGTAACCAACAACGTCCCGTCTGACCTGACCAAAGGCACAGGCACTGGCCTGTCAGCCCTGATTGCTGGTGACTTCAGCCAGTTGATGGTTGGCTTGTTCAGCACGAGCGACATTCTTGTTGACCCCTACACAGGTGGTTCTTCGGGTGCGGTTCGCATCCGCGTCATGCAAGAAGTCGATATTGCTGTTCGTCACGCCGAGTCGTTCGCGGCTTGCGTTGACATCGACGCCTAATGATGAGGGGGGTGGCTTCGGCCACTCCCCAAATCTTCTCGGAGGTTAAAATGTCGAAAATTCAAGTTACCCGCAACATCGCAATCGCTGGCAAGCACTATGAAGCCGGTGACGTTGTTGACGTAAAAGAAAGCGACGCAATCGTATTGATTGCCAACCGTCGCGCAATTCCCTACGAAGAAAAGCCTGTAAATCGCGCCGTTGGTTTGGATACCGAAACTGCACAGCCGATTGTCAAGCGCACACGCAAGAAGAAATAAATGGCAGTCGAGACCGACATCGAACGCGCAATCTTTGTGGAGATTGACGACTTTGCCGTTGCAGCCACCTACAATGGCGGCACTGTAAACGGCATTTTCGATAAGGAATATCTCGAACTTGATAGCGGTGGAAGCGTGGCGTTTGCGATAAACCAGCCACGTTTTGTCTGCCGCACATCTGACATCGCAGGCGCAGCCGATGGCGATGCAATTACAATTTCTGGCACAAGCTACGTTATCCGGGTCGTGCAAGACGACGGCACAGGCATGACGACTTTGGTGCTTGAGGAGCAGTAAATGGCGCACGTTCGCAAATCTATCCGCGACAACATCGCCACTACCCTGACCGGTCTGACCACGACCGGCAGTAACGTATATGTTACCCGCTTTTATCCGTTGGCCGACGCCAAGCTGTCCGGCCTATGCGTTTACACAAACAGCGAAGCGACTGAGTTTTCTACGTTGACACCGCCCCGGACGCAAATGCGCACGCTTGAGGTTATGGTCGAGGCGTATGTAAAAGGTGTCAGCAGCATTGATGACACTATTGATACCATTGCCGTTGAGGTCGAGGAAGCACTGGCGACCGACGTGACCCGTGGCGGTTATGCAAAAGACACCAAAATCATTTCATTCGAGGCCAGTTATGCAGGCGAGGGCGACCAGCCGGTTGGTGTGGGGCGTTTTACCGTTGAGGTTCTTTATGCTACACTCGAAAACGATATTGAAACCGCAGTATAGGTGACTAAGATGGCCAAGCGTGTTAAGTTATACAAAGATGGCCAGACGATGGAAGTCTGGCAGGAGAATGTTGAAAAGCTAACCGCCCGTGGTTGGTCTGAGACAGAGCCGAAGGCGAAGGCTAAAAAGACGCCTAAAACCGAAGTTGCAACCAACACTGATGAGGTATAATTATGGCAACGCACACAGGCAGTGAAGGCACGATTAAAATCGGGTCAGACACTTTGGGCGAAATTCGCTCTTATACGCTCGAAAGCACGGGCGAAGTAATCGAAGACACCTCTATGGGTGACAGCGCACGCACTTACAAAGCTGGCCTGACCACCTTTACCGGTTCTTTGGAAGTTTTCTTTGATGAAGCTGACACAGCACAAGGCAACTTGGATTCTGGTTCAGAAGTTACCTTGGCAATCTACCCAGAGGGTGCGGACGCTGGCGACACCTATTACACTGGCACAGCCATTGTGACCGGTCGCACGGTAACTGCTTCTTTTGACGGTATGGTTGAAATGTCAATCAGCGTTCAAGGTTCAGGCGCACTGACCGAAACGACCGTTTAATATAACAGGCAGGGGGTGGCACTATGTCTGCATTTGGCGAGCGCATCAGCGCAAAAACCAACCAACGCACAATCCGTGTGGAAGTTCCCGAGTGGGGTGACGAGAATGAGCCGATGGTTCTTTTCGCCACCCCATTGAATGCGGGTGAATTTTCGCGTTTACAGAAAAAGCATCCGAACTTTCTGAATGACATGACAGTCGAAGGGCTGATTGACATGTTAATCATGAAAGCGATGGATGGCGAAGGCAACAAAGCCTTTGACGTTGGCGACAAGCCTGTTCTCATGCGTCAGCCGGTTGGTCTTATCAGCAACGTCGCCGGACAGCTTATGGGCGACGTGGCAAGCGTTGAAGACGCAAAAAAGGACTAAGCGATGACCCTGACCGCTTTGTGGTCATCGCATTAGCCGACCGCTTGGGTAAGACCATTGGCGAAATCGAAGACATGCCCTATAATGAACTCGTTGAATGGGTTGCATATTTGGAAGTTTTAGCTGATGGCCGACCAAAATCTTAGAGTAAATATCACAGCCTTTGACAAGACGCAGCGTGCTTTTGCGGCTGTCCGGGTTGGTCTTGGTAAGGTCAAAAACGCAGTGTTTGGTGTCAGAGGCGCGGTTATCGGCCTCGGTGCGACACTGGCACTGAAGCAGTTTGCCGGTCAGATTGACGAACTGGCTAAATCAAGCGCGAGACTTGGCGTCACTGTAAACGAACTTCAATCATTACAATTCGCAGCCGGGCAGACTGGCGTGTCATCGCAAGAATTGACAAAAGGTCTGGAGCGGTTCAGCCGAAGCATTGGTGAGACCGCCAACAATGTTGGCGTGGCTGTCAGGTCTTTTGACGCGCTGGGTGTCAGTGTATTCGGCACAAATGGCCAAATAAAACCAACACAAGAACTTCTTGATGAGGTTTCGGACGCGCTGCAACAAATTGGCGACCCAGCCGAGCGTGTGCGTATCGCTTTTGATTTGTTTGGTCGCTCCGGCGTCAAGC